TTATACTGCCAAATTTCTCTTCATTCCATTCTCCGAAAAGTTTTGAATTAGGTTTGCCAACATAATTAAAGTAATAAACATAATAAAGTTGGGATCTTTTATTCATCTTTTTCCAATATATGCCATTATTGTTAAATTCACTATAGTAAGAACCTTGGTTTCCTCTTATTTTACTTATTAAATCGGATTCTATACTCGAGGATTGGACCACATTGTACGAATTGCAAAAATTAGTGAATTGTTCATTAACCATCTCAGTATTAAATGAGTAATCCAAAGGAATGGTACACTTTGAAATAACTAATTTGTCATATTCTTCCGTGCTATCTATTGTGTGAAACGAGTAATTCCCTCCTGAATAAAGCTCAAAAGTTTTGACTCTTTCAACAAATTTTGGTTTTCCCATGTTAGTTACTCTAAACGGAGAATGAAATTTATCCTTTTTAGACAGAGATTTTATTAAATTAGAAAGTTTCAAAATTGTCTCTTTAATACTATTTTTATCAATATCAAAAGTGTTAAGTTCATTTTGTTTTGAAATCATCTGCTCTCTAGTCCATGTTAAAAAATAATTGCAATTTTCTTTCAATTTGTTGTCATCTAATTTGTAGATTTGGCTTTTGATCTTATCTAAGTTTTCAGTATATGGTGATTCAAGTACTTTTGTAGGTAGAACTTTCCTTTCTTCCTCCATTCTAGCCATGCTGATTATCTTTTCCATTCTTTCATCTAATCTTTCAAACTTACTATAGCAATATATTATGTCATATTTGTTAAAAACGAAATCAGCTCCTGTTTGCCTTTTAGAAAAATTAAAACCTGTCATTTCGCAAGTATAAGTTTTACCGGATATTTCCATCGTAAAATCATAACCTTCATGAGGCTCTAAATAGCTATTATTTTGCATTATCATAAATATAGCTAAACTATGACAAAATGAAGAGTAGCCGAATCCCGTGCCCTTTCCTTGTATTTTTTCATTATAGTATTCTGCTCTGTCAAAGTAATCTTGATTAAGTGTAATAGGCACTTTGATTTTTAGTTTTTTGTTGTATCTAGAATGGCACAAACCAATTTCAGTGTCTACTCTTCTCCTATCTGTGCTGTTTTCTCTAATTTCATAGCCTACAATGCATATGCTTTTGCCTTGAACTACAAAGTCGACGTCTGTGTACCCATTACCTTTAAGAGGATAAACTTTAAATTTTTGACTAGGCTGCATTATATTGTAAGAATCAAGTTCATAATCTTCAAGGTATTCAGACTCTACATTTGATTTAATCTCAGAAGAATAAATGTCCTTACCTAATACACCTGTCTTCTTATGTTGAGGATAGCTCTCTACAAATGGATTTTCAGATATTGGAAACACGTCTTCGATCTTTTCTGATAAATTTTCCATAATATTAATTATGTCCTCTGGTCTCTGTATTTCATTTATTTCATCCATGACATCGAGCCCTACCAATTCTTCATCGTCGCTAGAGAATAAACCTTCAGAATCGGAGTCTTCATCAAATTTTTTGTAATTTGGTTCTTTTTTATCTAATTGAGGTTCGTCAGATTCCGAATCAGTGTCAACATCAACATTTTCTAAACTTTTGATGAATGAATCCACATCAAATTGGGACATTAGCT